GACAAGAAAACAACGTCAGAGCCAATGCTTTGAATCGTATCCCTTGCGATACACCCAATAGAGCCTACTGTGTCGCTCAGAACAAGAGATGCGGGTGTAGAAGCGTTTGAGTAAACAAGAAGATGTGCTAGTTGATGATTTAAACAAAACCCACTGTGGTTCATATCCAAGCGTTACTTGCGGATTGCCTGTATTAACAACAGACCCACACGAAATCACATTGTCTGTACCAGTTAGGCCAAAGCCTCCTGCGTCATGGGCGAATAGGTAGGCAACGTAAGTGCCGCCATTGGCGTTTGTTGCTGCATTTGTGCCAAGTGTAAAATAAGTTGACTCAAGCGGGTCAGCAGGGTAACCAAAATATCCGTTAGATGCAGGGTTTGCAATTGCTGCAGCAGTTGTGTTTAAAAATAAAACATTGCCAAAATCATAATTGTGACTTACCACCCAATCACCTGTTGTGTCTCTGCGCTTAATGATTACGCACCCAGGTTTTGACCCCAATGAATGTGCAATCTGTCTATCATCAACGCCATTCCCCGTATACGTCACAACATCAAAAAACTTTGGTTGCTTGCGGAATGTCCATGAGGCGTAGGTTTTACTTGTGCCGTTTGTTTCTCCATCTGTGCCAACAGTAAAACCCGATGTTGTAAAAGCACTTACTCGCCCAGCATCATCTACTTCTGCGTCAGTTCCACTAGTTCTTAATGCTTTGGTTGCTCCCCTTGCACTATCAACCAATGCATGAGGTTCACCAGCAACATTTCTTGCTTTAATCCAAACTAATCCACCTTTAGTTGAAACGTCAATGCCATTAGTAATTGTCTGTGCTACGCCTGTTCCGTCATAAAGGTATGTGCTGAAACATGACTCTATATAGTTAGGCACAACAGGAACACCACCACCAAAGGCATCGTAACTAGCAGCACCAGAAGTTGCTTGTAATGGCATTAAAACCTCCAACCTTTGCTCAGATTCTCGTGAGCAGTTATTACTTGTAAATTCCAAGGAACGTGCATACCAGCTACGCCTTTGCCGTTAATTGGGACAATATGGTCAACATGGTGTTTTATACCAGTTTGGATATATCTTGCTTCAGAAACATCGTACATCTCTTGAATCATAGCTTTATCAATGGCTGTTAACCAAGTTGGTGTAGCTGACTCTTGAGCCGCCCTACGCCTTGCTCTAGCCGCAACATAACGTTCTTTGTGGGCCTTGTAAAAGTTGCTTTGATAATCAGGATTACGCTCGTGCCAAGCCTTTGATGCTTTCTTCATATAGCCTTTTATTTTCTCAGGATTGGCTTTAGCCCATGATTCAAACAACGCTTTGACTTTCTCAGGATTGTCTTTGCGATACTGTTTGGCATAAGCACTACGCTTATCCCTGTTTTTCTCGTCATATTTTTTGCAGATGGCGGCTTGTTTCTCAGGATTCTTAGCTCTCCATTCACGCAAATACTCACGAGTCTTCTTCCTGCTCTCGTCAATGTTTGCAAGTCTTCTGTCGTTCTGCGCTTTGACACGGCACTTTCTGCAAGTACCATAGTGCTTGTTCCTGCGCTTATCCATTTGGAATTCATCCAATGATTTGTCAACATTACATCTTTTGCAGATACACATTTTTAAGCTTTGAACTGAGTTACAGAGGCAAGAACTGTAAATGTACCAGACGAAACTTTAATAATTAAATATCTGTAACTATCTATTCCACTAGCATTACCCGCAGTAGGCGCACCACCTAGCCACCTAGTCGTAACACCTGATGTAGTGCCATCCACTTGCACAGCAGAATTGTAGTAAGCAGTAGAGCCTTGAGTAACCAAGAAAGCCACAGTCATTGATTGACCTGTACTCATCAAAGTATTCAATGAAGTACCGCTAGAGCCTCTGAAGTTAACTGTCCAGTTTGCACTTGCATTGCTTGTGTAATACAAAACAGACTGAGTTGTAATGTCGTAGTTAATCGTTCCAGTAGCCGCAGTTGCTGATACTGTTGCTACCTCTGCCGCATCGTTTAAGACAATGGCTGTAGCTGATGATGAACCTGAGAAAGTCTTAGTAGCTGTGAATGTCTGTGCTGTGTTAAGGCTTGCAACATTGGTTAGCGTATTGTCAGCAAAGGTAATGGTTTTGTTTGTCAGGGTTTCAACGCCTGTCAAAGTAGCAAAGCCAGAGGCAGTAAATGCCGCCTGAGTCCATGCCGATCCTGTCCAAACATACAAAGTATTGACTGAGTTGTTCCAGTACAAAGCACCTGTTAACAGAGCATTTCCATCATTGTCAACACTAGGAGCAGAAGACTTAGAACCTAAGTATCTGTCATCAAAAGAATCATAACTAGCCGCTGCCGCTGTTGCTGAAGAAGCCGCATTTGTCTCGCTTGTAGAAGCATTAGAAGCACTTGTTGCCGCATTGGAAGCAGAGGTAGCCGCATTAGATGCAGAAGTAGCTGCCGCAGTAGTCGAACCAAATATCGAATCTATTTCAGTTTTGGTATAAGCATTTGTAATGTTATAGCCAGCAATAGTCGTAGGATTCGTTCCTGCTGTTGCACGACCATAAGTGTCAAAAGTCACAGATTGGTAAGTGCCTGGCGTTACACCAGAAGAAGCCAAGTCAATGTTGTCGCCATTGACAACAATACGGCTAGAAGATGCAGTACCTACATTAAGGGTGTTACCTGTCTTTGTAAGACCATCACCTGCGGTAATCTGTCCCGCACCAGAGAACTGCGCCCATGTAATCGATGTGCTTCCTAGTGTCCCACCTGCATCTATTGTGCAGATAAAGCCAGAGTCAGCATTGGTTGTGCCTTTTTCAACAAAGGTAAAAGCCGCCACCAACTCAGCATAAGTGTCAGCATCAGTTGTGCGAGTCCAAGAACCTGAAGCAACCAAGTAAATACCATTGCCAGAAGCAGTAGACTGATCCTTAACCAACACTCGGTCTCCAACAGAAACCGCAACTCCATCAATCGTTTGAGTGCCAGACAATGTGATATTAGCCGTTGTAGCTACAACCACAGAGGCTTTAGCATCAATACCTTGGGCTAGTGCATCCACATAACCCTTGGTAGCCGCATCAGAATCGTTTGTAGGGCTTGCCAAACCAGTAATGGTTGCAGATGTACCACTATCCATGTCCAATGAGCCAGAGATGGTCACATTGTTGAATGTAGAAGTTCCAGTAGCGGCAGTTACGTTACCTGTCAGATTGCCAGTTACATTACCTGTGACATTGCCCGTAACAGCACCCGTTACATTGCCTGTGACGTTACCAGTAACAGCACCTGTCAATGGGCCACTAAAGCCTGTATTTGCAGTAATGTTTGTACCAGTAATGGCAAGAGGAGATGAACCACCGATAACCGCACCATTGATTGTTCCTGCGCTAATAGCGGCAGAAGCAATCGTAGCGGCTGTGCTAACAGTAAGGTTGGTAAAAGTACCCGCTGCAGCAGTAGTTCCACCAATCACAGCACCATTTATCGTACCACCAGTGATGGTGGCAGAGGAGTTATCTGTCTTAGTAGCAATGGCAGTTGCAATATTATTGAACTCAGTATCAATCTCAGTACCTTTAACAATCTTTAAAGGATTGCCAGGCGAGAGATTATCTTTGGTTGCAAAGTTAGTGGATTTTGAATAATTGCTCATATTTATCCTATCTTGCCTTCTTTGGCTTGAAGTTCAATTTTCTGAATTGACAACTGAGTGCCGTTAATGGTGGCTTCGTAACCAGTTTGTACAATTTTACCTGCACTTGAAGCATTACTTGTCAATGCTTTAATTGGTATACCGCTTGAGAAGTCTGCAATTGCATACTCTCCAACCCCATACTCGTAATAACCTTGAGGTGGAATAAAGACGTTCTCTGACTGATAAGCGCCTGAGTAGTCAAAAGCCCACTTGATTGTGAGGAACTGATTAGAGCCACCAATAACAATGGCAGTAATAGACTTGAGAATGGAAATTTGATTAGGGTTTCCTAAGTCAGCATTGTTTGTGTAGTACAAGAATCGATAAGAAGAAGAATCATCAAGATAACCACCATACTTACCAATGTAGCCATTCTTTCCAATGTATAAGTCTCCATTACGCAACGATCTGAGTGCTGTTGGGGAAATATTGTCCCATTTAGTTACACGGGAAGAACCATCTTGTAGGTTTTGCTTTGTATCAAAACAGTAAACTTGCAAAGTAGCAGGTAAAACAAGTAGATAAAAGGCTTCTTTTTCTGAGTAAACAGACTTCAGATTAGCAAGAGTTTCACCCGCCAAAGATGATGCCAAGTCGAAACGAACATTCTTAGATAGGTCTCGCAAAGGAGCAGATTTTTCTTGAATAGTCCTCATCAAAGAACGAACACCTGAGTCTGACAAGAAAACAACGTCAGAGCCAATGCTTTGAATCGTATCCCTTGCGATACACCCAATAGAGCCTACTGTGTCGCTCAGAACAAGAGATGCGGGTGTAGAAGCGTTTGAGTAAACAAGAATCTGCTTCTTACCAAAGATAAATAAGAAATCATTGTGCGCTGCCAAGCCCATCACTTCATCAGCACCATTAGGCCATACACGGGAAACATCTAATGTTCCTGAAGTACCTCCCCCCCATACATGACCTGCAATCAGATCAGAAAAGGAAATAGTCACCTTATCAGAAGCAGTATTAGCCACCCACAGACGACCAAAAGCAGAAATAGCAATGTTGGCTTGAGGAACTGTAGCTACATAACCTGACTTTTCAGAGACTCTGCGATAAGTTGTGGTACTTACAGCGGGGTCATAAATAAATGGATCGTGATCAGTTTGGAAGAAGTATGCAATGCCATTCAAGGATGCACACTGCCAATTAGATGCCGTAATAGTAGGAGCAGAACCCCCACCACCATAGGTCAACTCAGTCACCGCATTAGAAGTGCCAAGTTTAAATATCTTGTTGTTGCCAGCAAATAGAACAGTCAAAGTTCCATCGTTTTGGACTAACTCATGGATTACACCAACATCGTTAGCACCTAAGTTGCCAGAGGAAGAATTAACCCTTGACCAACCTTTTCTAGCACCAATACGACCATACTGATCCAAGATGCAGTTAGTTGCAACCAAAGCAAAACCAGACCCCAAATCGAGAGGCGAATCTTCAGTATTCAGGCCATAGAAGCCTGGTGCTGAGAGACTGTAACTTTGAAGTTGAGAAGCCATTAGACCGCCACAAAGTTGTCTTCAGGATAACGAGTTGACTCCAATGCAATCGCATCAGAGAGCATTCCTCTAAACAAAGCATAAGCCTCGGCAGAGTTTGTTCCACCATCTTCACCACGCTCAATCAAAGCACGAGCATACGCACTCTGAGTCACTAAATAGTCCAAAACCTTGACAGATGTGCCATCAGCAGACAAAGCAGCCTGTGGGATAGTCAGGTCAAACAACAGAGTAAAAGCACCAGAAGGAACAGGGAACAGGTCAACCTTTGTGTCGCCATTACCATCTACACCGCTAAAGCAAAACTCTGAAGGGATAGACTGTGAAGGTGCGCCAAGGTTTAGTTTGCGGTTCATGTCCACAAACTCAATATTGCGAAGACCAATCAAACTGGTTGTGTTCAGAGCATCATTGACACGGAACTTCTGTCCCGCACCTGTCAAAGCATAGGAACTTGTACCACTAGTAGTTGTTACTGTAATTGTTTGAGCAAGGCAATTCCAGTTGTAAGAGTCTTCAATCTGACGTTTAGCATCATTGACAAACTTGCCAATCAAAGAAGAATAGGTTGTTTCGCCAACAGTAGATACTGTGCTTTCACGCAAGCGAACTAACACATCGTTAACAAGTTCTAAGTAGGTCATGTTCGTTGCGCTCCTGATTAACCTCAAATGTTGCAATAAAACTGAATGTACTTGCACTTTGAGTAGTAATTTGAATTCTATCGCCTTC